CTTTCGGATTGTATAAGAAATATTCTGCACTCTTTTGAGTGAGTTGAGTATTTAGATCAACACCACGAAGTTGTTCGGGACGTTTCTGTTCATACTCAGTTACCTTGCGGATCTTACGAGGATCAATGTATCTTAATTCTGTAAGTCCACCGCGAGGATTATCTGGATCGATTACCTTGTGGTAAAATAATCTGCCATCGACATACCACCTACGAAAAATTTCGTAAGAACGATTGTCAAAGTCAAGTAGGCGAAGAATTTCACCAAACTCTTCCCTGATTAACTTTTTAATTTTATCTGATGTTTTTAGGTTCGATAGTTCTACTTCGACAGGAACATCATCAAAGTTTCCACAAATTGTTTCGTTTACGATATCATCGACCGCACTATCACACTCTGGTTGTAAAACCATTTCTCTGTAACGAGTAATGAGTTCATAATCATTGCGGACAGTCCCATCAAAATCAACCGAATACCCATAGTACCCGCCTCCTACAATAGGTTGCGAGCCATCCATTGAATCCTTCTGAACAAAAGAAGGTCCCTTAGGAACCTTCTTTGCTCTTTCTAAGGAAAAACCGAAGAGCTGATTTGCCATTATTTAAAAATTGGTTTTATTGGTCCTGATCTATTTAGCGACTATTCAGAAACGTTTGTTGGAGTCCAGTACTGAACCTGTAGTTCAACAGTGAATTCTTCAACAGCGTCATTGCTTCCGTAATCGAGATCGATTGCAGCGATGTTGCTTGGGAAAACGTTATAGAATCTATATGCTTTAAGCACTTTTGGTGCTTTACCTGCCCTAATATCTCTAGATAATTGCTGAACAGTCATGTCTGCAAAATAACCAGTGCTATCGTCGCGGTCTCCTAGACCTCTAGCAACTGTAAAGTTTTCAGCATAACCTTGAATACTTGATGCCCATTTTTCAAATGCTGCTCTGAGTTTGAACTTACTGTCGTTCATAACAGTAATAGTCCAAGGTTCAAAGGTTCTATCACCTGCAATTTTAAGTGTTCTACCTCTAAATGGAACTTCGATAACACCAATCTGAGAAGAAGGAAGATTTGCTGCACGAACAGTAAACTTACCTAGTCTAACTAAGGATGCGTTGTTAATAATTCCAGAGGGGAAAGCGAGATCTACTTGGAATAGATTAGGACGTGCAAAGTCTGAGGCGACATTCGCTTTAAAATCGTCAATTCTTCCTCTTCTTGCCATGGTTGTAAAAAATAACTCCGTCTTTTATATTTAGATAAATGAAAAATTTCAGAGCCCCTTGCGGAACTCTGAAACTTCATTTCGTATTTAATTGTGCTAATTAGTTAGCGATTTCTGAGAATGCTACTCCAGTTCTTGTTGCAACAAAGGTTAGAGTAATAAAGTTAATTGTGCGTGTTGGTTTCACAAAGATCTCTGCGAAGAACTCTCCACGATCAACTGACTCAGCAGGGTTGTTGGTTCCGTCACACTTAACTAGGAAGTCAATCACACCTCTACGTCCTTGAACATCTCTTAGGTATGGTTCAACAATGTTGACGAATAGACTTCTCTGTGCATCGTCGTTTTGCTCAAAGAGTTGTGATCTTGCAGCACCTGCAATAACTCTTTCGATTGTTAGGAATAGACGACGAATGTTGATTCTATCAAATGCGGATGACTGTGCTAATGCAGTCTTATCACCGAATAGTACTACACCTTGACCAGGGAATGATACGATTGGGTTAATCCTATTTGCGTATAGTGTGTCTCTTTGTGTCTTTGTTGGTGTGTATGCTAGTTTAATAGCGTTTCTTAAGATACCGCGTTGGAAACCTGCTGGTGAGAACCATGGTTCAGCAACTTCAGTAGTCTGTAAGCAAAGACCTGCAACGTCACCATTACAAGGAATGTAACGATAAACATCATTATACTTATCGTAGATATACTTGTATCCAGAATCAAATACTAAGTATGAAGAACTAGGTAACTTCTTAAAGAAACTTACCATGTTAGTTGTAATTGTAGAAGCATTACTGATTCCAATTACGTTTCCTCTACGAGGTGAGCAGAATACAATACAGTCTCTTCTTTCTTCAGCAATGTTTACAAGAGTTGTAATCTTAGAGATTGAAGATGCGTCATCAGCACCAGAAGGACCTGTAAGAATAAAGTCAACAGTTTGTGACTCAGGATCTTCAACTAATTCATATGCAGTTGTAAGATCTGTGTTACCAACTGAATATGTGCTGCCAGATAGACTGTAATCAACTCCACCACTTAATCTGTAGTAGAATGTTGCGTTATTTACAGAACCTACAGTTACAAATGTTCCAGGATAATCTGTAGTACCTGCAGAAGAACGTAGTAAGTTAAACTGTCTACCACTTGATGTCTGTCCCCAGTTACCTGCAGAAGCAGAAGCAGTAGCAGAAAACAGAGTAGTTTCGTGCTCTGCCCAGTATAGGTATTCTGATTTTGCTTTTAGAACGTTTGGATAGTAGTTAGTCTCACCAACAGATGTCTTAGCATCAGTTGCTTTAGAAAGACCAACAAATCTCTCAAGTAGAGCACCAGGTGTTCCACTGATAAGTCCATCAACATCAAGAACTAAAACGTGAACCTCATCTCTATGTCCACCTTGCTGTGTAGCATAAAGTGAAGTGCCAGGACGAGGAGCAACGTTAATCCATTTAACGCCAGGTAGATACTCACGCTCTGAATACTCATCTCTTACTTCACTAATAGCAAATGCAGTTGAGTTAGTATCTGAGATTGAATCAGCAGCAGCAAATTCAATGCTATCTTTGTTTAATGCAACGTATACACGACGCTCAATACCACCAGTTGAGATAACTGCAGTATTAGATGTATTCTGTGTTAATGTCTGACCATCTGCAATGATACCAGTAACACCACCAGAAGGAATTCCAATTTCAATTTTTTTGTTTGTTGCGTCTACTGCAAGAACATTAACAGTTTGTGCAGAACCACCAATAGAAATTGTTGCGGTTGAACCTGCAACGATTGTTCCTACAATAGAATCAACAGTTAATACGATACTATACTTGAAGATTTTACCAGCAGCACCAGATGTTGCACTAACTGCTTCATCAGCAACGAACTCAGGATCGTTACCAGAACTAGGTGCAGGTACTACTGCGATTTGATCAGGTCCAGCGTCTGTGGTGAATACAGCGATAGAATTACCTTTGGCACCAGGTGTTCTTGCTGCCCACTTAAATGAGTTGCTTGCTGATTCAAAGCTGGTTTCGTAGTTTAGTAAATTCTTAATTAATGGGGGAGTTCCAGAATCTGTTGCGTTCTTTAGATTTGAAGATGTTACGCGAATTGTTTTTAATGTTCCTCCGTAAGACAAAAACTGAGCAGCAGTATACCAGTACTCGTAATTGTAATCGTTTGGTTTTCCAAAAACGTCTGCAAGTTCTCTCTCCGAAGAAATGTCTACAATTTCTTCAACAGGTCCCAACTCAAATGGTGCTGCAATAACACCAACGTTCGCACTCGCTACGGTTGTTACTGTAGTTAAATCTCTTTCTTGAAAAACTACACCAGGCGAGGATTGATTGACTGCCATGTTTAATGTCTCCTAGTATGTGCCAGTATCGGTTGTCTAAGATTATTTATATTTTTGAAACGTCACCTAAACTCCCACATATATGACTTGTCTCCGTACTCCGCGACTTTCCACACATCTCCTTGTGCATCTTTGATATAATCCTCTTCTAAACCATCGGAAACAAAACCAAATGGAGCCATGTCTTGTTCGATAGCATCTCTCTGATCATCATAGATTCTTTGCCTTACATCATTGTCATGCATCTCTTTAAAGTAAGGTTGCATTGCCATCCATGAGAAAATAACCAAACACATTGCTAGGTCATCATTACATCCCTCTTCTGCAGCGAATGATTGACCTTTCTGAATGAATGTAGTTAGTTCCGCAATGGTATCGTAATCATTAATTATTAATTTATCCTCTTCTATTAATGCTTTTAGGTTAGAACATCCAACTTGTTTTGCTGCTGTAGACATTTTTATACCAAGTTGTGTCTTTTTACCAGAGAATCCTTGTCCTAATTGTTGACCTGCACGACCTCTCATAGAACACATGAGTAAATTTTCATATTCTAAGTCATACTGAATAATATCTGCAACCTGACCTCCAATATCATTTACTTCACATAAAACATAAGCATTATTATAGTTTTTTGCTACATCTACAACTACATTTGGAAATACAATAGGTTTAATTTCATTGTTTCTATACCTAGCAACCATCTTATAAGGTAGTGTTGTGGTATCTATCACAGTAAATGCAGAATAATCATTACCGATTCCACGAGACACATCCACAGTAACGATATAATTATGATTCTCTTCTTTATTTTCAAAGACTGCTAGACCTCTACTCTCTTTTAAAGGATCATGATATGGCATAATCCTTAACTTACTAGGACTTATCAATGTATCAACAGATCCTAAGAACTCACACTCAAACTCAACTCTAAACTGTTGTTCTGATGTGTTTTTAATTGTTTGTTCTTTCCATACATCATCTCTACCTGGTACTTCAGACCAATGAACTTCAGTTGGGACGTATTCATTAGTTCCACGCTCTGCATCATGCCAGAGTTTGTAGAACATATTCATTCCGTGAGGAGTAGATATGATAATAACTTTTGTAGATTTACCTGAGGAAATAGTTGGATAGACAGAACTAAAAAACTGATCAGCGATATGATTCGGAATGAAAGCGAATTCATCCAAAAATATAATATTAAATGACATACCCCTGACAGCAGAAGCGGAAGTAGAAGCAGCCATGATTTTACTGCCGTTTTCAAGTTCCAGAGAACCTCTGTTCCATTGGAGGATTCCTTGTTGGAGGTATTTGGGGAGGTTTTCATATGATAATTGTAAACGCTGTAACATTTCTCTAGCAGTTGCTGCTTTGTTTGCAAGAATTGCTACATTAACATTAGGGTTGAATAAAACATACCATAATAGATATGACGTTACAATAGTGGATTTACCAGACTGTCTTGGTAACTTAGCAATATTAAATCTATGTGAATGAAACTTAGATACCATCTCCTCTTGGAAATGATACATGTCAAATGGAATCAAACCCTTATCTAGTGATACGATTTGGATATAATTTTTGATAAAATATACAGGATCTTCAGAGCACTTCAATACCTCCTTTACTTGTTTCTTAGTAAATCTCTGAGAAACATTTGCTTTTTTTAAATTAGGATTACCTAAGTATTGCTCAGTGCTTGCCATTTTGGTTTGTCAAATAAAACGTCATTGATGTAGTCTTCAGCCCATTCGGGGTCGAACCATTGACTGAGAACTGCTTTAGTCTTTGTATTTTTTCTTTGTGACGTGCAGTACCAGCATTGGTCATCAATCCTCTTCATAGTATTTATCCATTGCATATCGAAGACTGCATTTTCTACTATGCCTCTATAGAGGCGAAGTGATTCTTTTATCATATTCAAATACATATATTTTTCTTCTTCAGTTTTGATACGAACAAACTTACATCCTTCTGAAAAGATCTCACCCCATAAAGGTAGGTTTCTATTTTCTGTGAATTTATATCTAAAT